GTCTCTGAGTGTCTCTCAAATATCCTCATATACTCTGTGGTTGCGTTCCTCAGGGTTCTCTCCTAATTTTTAAATATACCACTGGCCTGATTTATTACTAATTCGTCTAAATCGTACTGGTCATTTGTAAAACGATTTGATTTTTCTTTACCTGTAAACGTATCGTTAATCTCGTCAGGATATGGTTTTCGCACACTATCTTTTATACACTCTAGTATCATTGTATGCCGATCGTTTAATACAGATACCTGATGACGTATAGAAGATACAAGATAACGACCCGACATATATGGGTCTCTATCCATTATATTTGAATTATCTTCTGGTGCGTGTGTAGGCATTTCAAAAATAATTATGTCGCCGGCGCAGAGACCAGTAAAACCAGGTACTACAAGTTCTAATTTAAAACTTTCAAACGCTAGACGTGAAGACAATCTACGACCTAAAAAGTTACTTGTTAATGGTGTATCAATGTCTGTAATGTCATTGTGTATCCTTGACGTATCTGAACGTAGGTACTGTGTCCCTAATGGAAAATCTGTAATAAACTTTCCTTGTTCGTTTAAGAGTGGCGTAATACTTTTTGTATCTGTTCTTCCGCCGTCTTTATCGTGTTCTGTATGATGTGCAAATACGTACTCTTTATGATAATCAAATGTTATATCCTCGGTTGTTTTAAAAAAACTATCATACTTTGTCGTAAGTGATGAGTAAACGCCGTTTCTTAAATTTTTAAGTGTATTAAATTGATCCTTGATAACAAACTTACTTGCATTTTTCATTTCTTGTATTATGTCTCGATTACCCTCTATACGAATATTTGATGGTTTTGGTTCAAACTTTGCAACTGCGGGTCTAGCGGTGCCACTTGAAAATGCCAATAGACTCTCATATGACCTAAAGTGAAAACCTAGAGAGTTTTCAAAAAATATCATACCTGGACTATAAAATTTTTTACTGATTGCCTCTTTTGAAATCTCATCAATAAAATCAAATGGTCTCTCTATCGGTGCCACATATTTGTGTATAAAGTATGACTCTTCTAATATTAAATTTTTTTCACTATCTAATAGACTTGGGTCTCTTAAAATAGATGCAACAGTTTGTGATATCGTTCCCTTATAGGCTCTTGTTGCTTTTACTTTTTCATTTCGTATCATTTCTCTACTACAAAAATGTAGTGTATAAATTTGAGCACGAGGGTTAACACTCTCTCTATCACTTATACGGTAGATGTACATTGGGTGCCCATTTTTTCTGGAAAAGTCAAAACCTCGACTAATTGAAGGAGTAAAAAGAGTAAATTCTATTCTTTCAAAACCTACTAGAGGTAGTGCGGCAATTACGTTTTGAGCATCCAATAATACAATATTACCAGATAAAGATTTGTTATGGATACTCTCGTAAATATTTAATTCTGTAACAAGTGATCTAACAGAAATAGAAATAGGTGTATTATCTCCTTTTTCACTTCTGTAAGAGATAAGAACCACATCAGAGAGTATATAATCTCCGGGTTTTTTTAAACGATTAGTGTCAATGGAACTGTACATTTTTACTCATTAATTAAATTTTCAAATTCATCTATAAACACAGGTAAAAATGCTGCGTTTAAAATTTTAATCTGTCTTTTTTTATCTTGTATTCTTTGCTCGTATTCTCTATTAGATACAGAAGTTGCTCCTGATGTGGTACTATTTACCTCTATTAAATGACTATAATCGGATGGTCCCTCTCCACTTGTATTTCCACTTGATTGAGCTTTTTCATAATGATGTATACCATCTGGGTTTGTGTATTTGTCACTGATGTACGCTTCAAATTGTTCTACTGTTAAAGGCCAGTCATAAAAACGGTCGATTACATTATTTGTAATTAAAATAACCCAATGTAATTCTGTATTACCAAAGTGTTTAAATGCGAGACTCTCTGGTGTATCACCGTCAATAACGTCATACAAATCGTAAAGAGTCACTTCATCTAATATACGTGCTCTTACTTTTACTCTACGTAAGAGGTCGGTTACTAATTTAAAATTCTTATCGCCTGATAAATCATAAAAAATTTTTGGAAACTTTGAAAAATACATTTAGAAACCTTCTGATACTTTTTCTTTTGTCATTATCTCTGTCTCTGTAAATGTTAATGACATCTTTGAATAAACTGGCATTGCACCTTTTTCATCAGCCTTAAAAGTTGAAAATACTCCCTCAGGCGATTGATCTATTTCCATTGTTTTTAATACGCATCGTGATATTCTAGGAATATATGTATTTCTATTTTCTAGGTACATATATGTTATTTGAAATTCAGATGGCACAACAAAAAAATTTGTTTGTCCTAATTCTGGTTGCATATGAAATTTAAATAAATTAATTATTTTGTTAATACTTACTACTTCTCTTGCATTTCTGGGTGCAAACTCATAAGTAAAACTAAAGTCTCTAAAAGGAACTGCTTTAAATACTAATTCTGTATTTGGATTTATTGCGGCACCTGTAGTTTTTTGTTTTACTGCAGTCGTATCACCTATACCTGAAACGAGACTCGTTGCCTGTTGAACTGCTAAGTCTTTATATGCTGTCAACGCACCAGCATTTAAAAATGATGTAAGTACACTACCGCTTCCTCCTGCAAATCCAGTCTCTGCATTTTCATAAGAAACATTGTAAACCGTTTTAACTTGCGGAGGTGTGTATAGTATAATAGTATCTGATACATAGGTGTGCGAGGGTTCATTTTTATTAATACCTGAAACTGGTTGTGATAATCGTGATGAGGCAGCACCAAATTTTTTAATGTCTTGTGCTCTTACAAAAGATTTTTGATCCTCTTTTGAGAGTTTTCTTAAATCAACTGGCACTATTTTATTTCCTGAAAATGTGGTCGATTTAAAAGAGCTCGTTTGATGCATAATAACATCAAATATCATATAGTGCCCTGTTCCTAAATTAGATACGTCAGATGGGTAATATACTGTACCATATTCATAAGGGTTTTGTCTTAAATGAGCAGTGGGTGAATCGTCACTTAATTCTAATGGAGATTTATTTAATATTTTACCTGCCGTGGCATTTAGCTGCATGCTACTAATTGATGCATTTGATAACGTACTACCACCACCTAGAGAACCTGATACGATACCTCCACCAGCCGAGGTAAGATTACCTAAACTTTTTTGTATGATTGAAGCGACTCTTGACACAATAAATACCTTTAGATTTACTATTATTTATATCATATGAAACAAAGTTATAAAGGTTTATATAGACCATCTTATCCTAAAAAATATGTGGGCGATCCAACAAGAATTGTTTATCGTTCTTTATTAGAAAGACGCATGATGGTATACTTGGATAAAAATGATAGTATTGAATACTGGAGTTCAGAAGAGTTACCTATTGTTTATCGTTCACCAATAGACTATCGAATACACAGATACTTTCCTGATTTTATATTTAAAATAAAAGAGGGTAAAAAATTTATGGTTGAAGTTAAACCATATCGACAATGCTTTCCACCAAAGAAACCAAAGAAACAAGGTAGGTCATATCTACGTGAACATTTAGAATTTGTTAAAAATCAGGCTAAGTGGAAAGCGGCAGAGATATACTGTAAAGACAATGATTTAGAGTTTAAAATCTTTACTGAAAAAGAATTAGGTGTCACTTTTTGACATAAATATAGTAAATGACAAGTATTTTAGATACTCTTAAAAACAAAGAGGGCGGCGTAAGAAAATCAGCAAGTTGGTATAGAAACGCAGTGGCATCTATCGCTGATAGAGTGTCTGCGGCTAAACTAATGCGTCAGGGTACAATGACAGGTCGTCCAAATATAGGTTTATTAAATCTATTTTTTTATGACCCAAAGTTTAAAAAGAAATTACCCTACTACGATACCTTTCCATTAGTATTACCTTTAGAAACGATACCAGGAGGATTTAGTGGTATAAACTTTCACTATCTCGCTCCGTTATTAAGATTTAGACTACTAGAACAGATGCAAAGATTTTTAACAGACGATAAGATGGATTCAAAAACAAGATTTGATGTAAATTATGGTGCAGTAAAAAACATTGCGCTTGTAAAACCTACGATTAAAAAATATCTTTTTGGACACGTGCGTTCAGGTTTTTTAAAGATAAGTGTGGCACAGGCAGCAATCGCTGTATATCTACCTGTTCAACAATTTCAAAAACGTTCTGCTGAATATGTATATAGACAATCAAGGAATTTTATCTAATGGCAATATTGAGAGCTGGAAAACGTATTGGTGGTTTTGATGTACGATTAGGTATACCACGAGACCGTTCTTTAGATAATGTAGAAAATGACCCACGTTTTAGACAAAAGGCAGGTAGTAATCCTCAAACTACTATTGGTCGATATCAGGCCTATGTAAATGAGGCAGAGGGTTTTGCACGAAAGGCAAGATTTTATGTTGAATTTAATTTACCAAAGGGTGTTCCTCTTGCAGCATTATCAAATGCAGCAATAAATCCACAAATAGAATTTATAGAAGGTAATCAATTATCAAATGCATCTAATGAATTATTAGAGACTTTTAGAACACAACAACAGCATCTTGCGATACAACAAACAAACGCAAAAAGAGTTCAGGCGTTTTGTAGAGCTATTAGTATACCAAGTCGAGAGGCGGTGGCAAAAGAGATTAAACATAATGGCCCAGCGAGAAAGTTCATATATGATTATAAGTCAGACCCTATACAAGCTACTTTTTACGCAGATAAATTTATGAGAGAAAGGTCATATTTTGAAGTATGGCAACAATCTGCATTTAGTACACAGTCTCACAACTATAACTTTTATGATAATTACGTATCCGATATTAATATATTTCAATTAGGAAGTTTTGAAAGTAGAAATGAAAGAGATGATGTTACATATGCAGTAAAACTTTTTGACTGTTATCCAAGAGTATTAAGTGCTGTTGATTATGCATCTGAGGCTAATGAAGTTCAAACGTTTACTGTTACTTTAGAATTTAGATATTGGATAAACTATTTTATAGACAGAGCAGGAAATATAGAATTAGGCAGACCTAACTTCGCAGATGTAACTGTAAAAAGTAAATATGGTGCGTTTGGAAGTTTTTTAAACAAATTACCTCCAGAATTAAGAAGAGCAGGTACAGAGGTACTAGAAGGGTTAAAAAGAAAAATACCAATCGGCGGTATCACAGGAGGTCGAGTATTTCCTCCTTTTGGAAATCTACCACCGTTAAATCTATAATATATATTATAAAGGAGTAAATTATGTTACCAAAAATTGAAGTCCCTACTTATGAATTGACACTTCCGTCAATAGACAAAAAAGTTAAGTATAGACCTTTTTTAGTCAAAGAGGAAAAAATATTATTCATAGCTATGGAATCAAAAGATAATAAAGAAATGGTAAACGCAATGAAAGACATAGTCAATGCGTGTACTTTTAATACGATTAATGTAAATACATTACCTCTATTTGATGTAGAATATATTTTTTTAAATATAAGAGCAAAATCAATAGGTGAGATTGCTAAGTTTAAAGTTATATGTCCTGATGATAGTAAAACTTATACTGATGTAGAAGTTGACCTAACTAAAGTAGAAGTGCAGGTAGATGATGACCATACAAATAAAATTGAGATTGACGAAAAAAGAAAACTAGGAGTGGTTTTAAAGTATCCTACGCTGAATAATTATAAAGTGGGTGAAGATTTGGAAAATGCAAAATTTGAAACAGTATTTGATATACTGATTGATTGTATAGACCATATCTTTGAAGGCGAAAAGATTTATTCTGCAAAAGATGCTACTAAACAAGAATTAAAAGATTTTATTGAGAGTTTATCACAAGATAGTTTTAGTAAAATTAAAAAGTTCTTTGATACCATGCCTAAATTGAAATATGATGTTGAAGTCACAAATCCTAAGACAAACGTAAAAAGTAAAGTTTCTTTTGTAGGATTACAAGATTTTTTCGAATAAGCCTCACCCATAATAGCCTAGAGGCAATATACGAGACTAATTTTGCGTTGATACAACATCATAAATATTCATTAACTGAGATAGAAAATATGATACCTTGGGAACGTGATATTTACGTTCAAATGTTAGTTGATTATATAAAAGAGGAAAACGAGAGAAAGCAAAGAGACAAACAATGAGTTGTGAACATAAAGAAAGTCCCTGGAGAACCAACTGGCGGCCCGCTATGGGTTGGTTATACTTAACCGTGTGCGTATGTGATTTTATATTATTTCCTATATTATGGAATATGGCACAAACAATATATTTAAGTCAAGTTGTGTTGACACAATGGAACCCCATAACATTGTACGGTGCAGGCTTCTTTCATATCGCAATGGGTGCGGTATTGGGTATTACTTCTTATGGTAGGTCACAAGAAAAAATTGAAGATAAAAGAATAATTGCTCAAACCACACATACAACAACACAACAAAAATTTAAAACAGACGACCAGATAGGTTAATAAATGGCAATAGAAAAAGACCCAAATGACCCGACCGGTTTACTTAGAGCAGTAAAGAGCAGTGTGCCAGGCGGAACCACAGAGGATACAGAATTAAATGAAGATGTATTAAGTGAAGAAAGTAAAAATAAATTCTTTGGTACCCTGCGTGATGTATTTCAAAAAAAATTAGATGAGTTAGAATTAAATAAGACACTTGAATCTATTGCTGAGTCACTTCAATCATCTACTAAAAAAACAATGTCATCAATCGTACAGTCGGTTATACCTGATGTCTCTGTAGAATTAAAACAAATATCTGAAAAATTTACCACAGGTCAAGATAAAGATTTTGAAGATGCACTTAATAGATTGGATAAAATTGTAAAAAATACTGGCGTTAATCTATACGATTTTAGTGAAAAACTAGGTAAAAATTTTGATAAACTAGCTCAAGTATATGGCAAGAGAACAGAAAAGATTAGAGAGCTAGAAGAAGAAAAAGAAATATTAAAAGAAAAAAACATATACACAAAAATTGTAGATAATAATTTAACAAAAGAAAAAGAATTAAAAATTTTAACGTTAAGAGAACAAAAAGATGAAATAAACAGTATTTTTAGAGAAGAAAAACTATTAAAAGATAAAGAAAAACAATTTGAAAAAGAAAAAAACTTAATACTAAAACAAAAAGAAACATTGAATAAAACTGAACAAGAGAATATATTTAATAATGAAAAAATTTTAAAACAAGAGAGATTAAATTTAGAAAAAAGAAAAACAGATATTAATTATGGTGATAGACAACCTACAGGTGTACGTGCAGGACTACAAACAGCAGGCCAATTTATAAGAGGTGAGAGAGGTTCTGATTTTACTAGAACACTTATGGGTAATGTATATGCACAATTTACGGCACCTTTTGAGGCCATAAAGATGTTTAAAGACCAAGTAATGGGCGTGGCCGGATTTTTAAAAGATTTAGGTAAGGGTGCATTTAAATTGACAATGTTATTTGGTAAATTAATACTTGCGATTATACCTTTTTTAATACCAGTTGCACTCGTAACGTTAGGTCTATTTGCTCTCGTATCTATACTAAAAAAAATTGGTAGATTTTTTGGTTTAGGTAAAGAAGACGACGCAAAAGCTGATTTACAGAATAAGGCTCAACAAAATACACAAGACCAAGATATTGATGCATTACCTAAACTAGATGATACAAAATCATCTTTTGATAAAATTATACCAGAGATGGGTAAACCTGAGGGTCAAATGGTAAGTTTAAGACGAAAAAGAGAGAGAGATAATGATATGCCGTTACCAGGTGAGTTTGCACAATTAAATAAAGATTTTATGATAGGTAGAGAGATTGCTGCAGGTGGTATGGCCCCAATCGTTACAAATATCGCACCTACAAATGTTGCCAATACAAAAACATCAGAGACATTTATAAGTCCAGATGTATTTAATAACGACCCTACATTTTTAAATCTAAACGTAAGAACAGTTTAAAAGGCGCCTGTTTCCAAGCGCCTTTAAGCAATAATATTGAGAGAGATTACTCGTCTTCTGCTAGTTTACTAAAATAAGACAACGTATCGTCATCATCAATAGCAGATTGAGTCTTACTATTACTTTTTGCCTTACCGTTTGTTTTTGTTGGA